GCTGAAAAATAAGATGGTATAATAGGTAGTTTTCCTTCACTCGCGCCCGGTAAAGACCTTTTTTCATTATCCAATGCATATTCATCCATATCATTTTTAAATTTGATCTCATCATTACTTGGAATAAAAAATCTAGGGATTGGGTTGGCCCCCGGCGAGCTCATAACACTTTTTATAATACTTTCATCTGCTTCAAATGAAAAAGGTAACTCTTCAGCAGCAACTTTTGTTGAGTCATTCAGATCCTCTTCATTCTTGAAACCTTTGTTTATAATATTTAATGTTGATTCATCTAATTTACTGCTTTTTCTTTCTTGATTAACTCCTATATCCCACGCAAAACTAGAACAACTTCCGGGTTCAGATGGAGCATTATTGTCCCCATCATTTTTAGAAACTGAACAAGTTTTACTTAAAGTCAGTTTTTTACATCTTAGTCTCTCGGAGACATCGGACTTTCCATTACATTCTCCTAATTCACGGAACATTTTAAGTTTGCACTCACTTTTAGCATTATCAATATTTTTGAAATTGCTTTCAAACTTTTTATAACCAAATGCTGGACGACATACTTGGTTTTTGAGTGGATCATTTAGATTCACTTTTGGATTTATGTATCTAGTATGAGCTTTCTCATTTCTATTACATGATATCCAGCAAGAAGATCTATCTACATTATCGGGATTTCCAGTACATTTTGGATTGTCTTTGGGATTTTCACAACATTGATCCACAAACTTTGCATCTCTAACTCCAGGCTTACATCCAAGGCAATTTTTTTCAAAATCTCCTCTTGTATTATAAAAACTATTTACCTTTGGTAAAGGACAATTTCCATTCTGAGAAATTTCAGAACAGGTGTAGGGGTGTGGGGTACAACAGGAGGTGGTCCAGGTATCCATATCTTGAATTAGTGATGTGGAGGCGGGTAGTATGAATTTTCCTCGTGGAACAGTAATATTTTTAACTGTACCCGTAATATGTTTATCGCGACAACCAGCCGGATTTGCTTTATTTAATAATCTACAAGTCGGATCTCCACAACAAAGTTTACTTATGTATTCTTTAACTTTATCATGATCACTAATATCTACTCCTATACCTGTTTTAATATTTCTAATATAGCCTTTTAAAGTTTGCATTGGCGGGACCGACACGTCGGAGGGTTCATATTTTTCTAGAGGCCCCGGTGTTATTTCTATTTCATTATCATATTTCATTTTAGTATCCCCACAAGTAAAAATGTTTTTATCAAATTTTTCGGGAGTCGTCCCGAAATCTGTAAAGTTCACTTCTTGATCATTAAATAATCTCTTGAAGTCGCCACAAGTAAGAGGTTTACAACAGTTATTTGCAGTACATTTCCCCGAACTTTCTGGCGAACAAGTAGCTTCGGGTTTGAATGCTAAATCATTATTTGTTCTTCCACATAAACCATAAAAGTTATTAGATCTTTTGATTGATAATGGGTCAATATCTTTTTTAAATTTTCTAGATAAATCACTACATCTCTGTGATCTACAACATCCAGAAAGTTCATCGGTTGATAATTTCTTTTCTTTTCCATCCAACTCACTATTACTTTCATCAAGACCACTACTGGTTATTCCATACATTCCATCCGATTTATTAAATTGCCATTGACACAAAAATGCGTTGAATTTTTTTTGTGTAAGTGTAAATATATCTTCTTTAATCTTTTTTTCATCTATACAACTATCTTTATCAGTATGTTTGCTACATATATTATCACTTGCGTCGGACAAGCCTGCACATTTATTCGGTATATATCCTCTTGTTACTTGTGGCGAAGATTGGGGTTCTATATCTCCTGATTGATTATTATAATAATAATAATTTCTAGCACAGAATTTATCTGAACCTTCCCCACCATCATAATCATCTTTGGTTAAATCATAAAAACAACCTTCTACTTGGTCTGTTGTTAATGGGAGTTTTCCACGCTTATCGCACCCGTAGCTTGTTCGCCCCGCTTCCCCTCTCAGGCATTTGCATGGGGAAGGTAAAGGTTTTTTATAATTGCACTCCGTCCCGGTGACTTCACACAATTCGTGTTCTTCACAAGCGCTGGTCCCCTTTCCTGTAAATGTTTTACACCAGTTTGTATTACTCTTGAACATATCCTGTAAATTTTTCATTCTTTTTTCTTGTGCTTTTTTTGCATCATCGGAAATAACTCCACATGTTTTAAATTTCATACATACGTTTTTATAGTCTTCTGGTTTCGGAGTATTTCTTATATTATCTTTATCTGTATTATCGATAATATACTTATAGTCTTTATGGGTGGATGTAAGCAGTTCTTTATCTAATTTAATCCATTTTCCCGAAGTTGCTAGAGTAAATTTATTTTGACAAATTGCTTCGTTATTTATTAAACCATTCTGTGATAAACCTCTACAAAACCCATCTCTGAAATCTTTACAGGTTGGTTTAACACAACAATACTTTTTAAATTGATCGTAATTCATAGTAGATGGAGTTACAGGTGGAACTTTACAAGTTCCTGATTCATAATGACAACCATTATCTCTACATTCTGTTTCAGTTGTAAAAGTGCTACAATTATTGTGGTTTTCAATTGCTTTTTTATTACCTTCACATAATCGCAAGTCATCTTCGGAATCATCAAATCTATTCGCATATTTGGAACATATAGGAGGAGGGTGACAACACGCACCTCCCATCACAAATTGTTTTTTTATTTCATCCTTGCTTGGACTGGGTAAAGGGACTATTTTATCTTCATTTACATCTGCTCCTCCACATACATTTTGCAAATCATCTGGATATGTATTTTTTTTTTCTTTACAAGTCATTGGACCACCCTTACAGATATTTGTATCACACTGACTTTGTGGACACGGTTGATGAAAGTATTGATTATCTAAAACTTCACCCAAACCATATTTTAGAGCGGTGGGGGTTTTTTTTATATACTCTCCACAAGTTAAAAATTGGGGGATTTCTTTACACTTTCCACCAGGTGTATCTCTATAATGTTTATTGGGACATTCTTCAGTTATATTTATACATTTACCACCTTTATCAAGATATTTCGGTATCTGATTATATTCTGATGTCCACTTTGTGCTAAAACCTCTACAATTCCCCTTATCATTTTGTAGACATTTTTTATAACATTTTTGAGCGGTTACATCATTGGAAGGACAGTTATTTCTTAAATTATCTGCTTTTGATCTCCCACAATATTTCTCTACATCAGAAGCTGTTTGTTTCCCACAGATATCATCATTTTTTGTGGAAGACATATATATAATATACCCATATAAAATAATTTAAAAATTGAATTTATTATATATGATATAATAGAAAAACAATGATCATAACAGAAAAAGTTAATCGCACCCGATACACTCTTAAAGATATTTTAAGCGATGAGTGGAATACGGAGTCAGTCCCCGATTATTCAAATATTGAAATAGAGAAAATATATAATACTCCATCTGCATCTTTGTTAGGTATGGGTGTCGCGTCAGCTTGTAATTTTACTTTATCACACAAACATATCCCTTCTCATAAATTACATATTATATATTATCAATTTCCTGAAATTGGAAAAACAAGTTCAAAAGTTACAAAATCAATATGTGATAAAATCCATAATTTATATAAAAATAATGAAATACAATTTGAAGATAGTTTGTTTGTATTATTAAATGAGCCAATCTCTGAATCACTTGAATCAAACTTTAATGACTTGAATACAACTCTACAAAATGAATATGAAGATGTTCCCTTTTCAGAAGAAATTATCAAAGAAATGCAGTCTTCTAAATTTTCATTGGAGAAAAAACACTTCCGGAATGTTAGAATCTTTGATGTGAATTTATTTACAAATAATATTTTAAAACATTCACTCGTTCCAAAACATAATGTAATTCGCTCAGTAAAAGGTGTTCAAGAAATATTAACAAAATGTAATTGTACGGTTCATCAATTACCCATTCTATTAAAAAACGATAATATCGCTAAAATACTCAGAGTCACTCCGGGAGATATATGTTCTATTGAAAGGAATAGTCGTAAATCAGGAACCTATCAATTTTATCGTATTTGCAAATAATTTATCCCAAAGAAAAATGTTTACAATGAGAATATAAATATCCCAACAATAAATTAGAAATAAGTGAAACAGATGTTATCGCACCAACTATATAATACATTTTTTTTGATATATATGTAAATGGTTCTCTATTTACATTCCTAATGCGATTAATCTGTTTAGTAACACATACGATTCGGTTCATATGATCTTTATGTTTGAAATATTGAATCGTTTTGCGACATAAAGGACAAGAAAGATGATTTGAATCAAACCACGAATCTAAACAATTTTTACAAAACTCGTGATTACAATCTGTTAAACATACATCTTGCAATGTTTGAAGACATACTGAACAAGTCTTGTCAGTTATCATTTAATAGTCAAAATAAATAAAAATTGAATATTATTACTTACTTTATCAAGTAATAAATTAATTATGAAGGTTTCTCCTTTATCATTGTATATGATAACAAATTCGGAACAATTGGATATCTTACTATCAAGAATAGATGAAACATATATTATTCATCGTCGCAGAGAGATGGGTGGTGATAAAGAAACAATTGATTATGTTGAAAGGGAAATCAAACAATTAGTCGCTTCAAAAAACTGGCCACGAAAGATGAAAAAAGCACGATAGTGCGTTTTATTCAAATAATTATAATAGTATGTATCTTATACTTATTTAAGGATAGTTTATACAATTATATTGTGTAGTGGGGAGATTTATATTCCTTCTTAGCTCAGTTGGCAGAGCGCACGGCTGTTAACCGTTAGGTCGCTGGTTCGAGCCCAGCAGAAGGAGTTGCCCATTTAGCTCAGTCGGTAGAGCGCAAGACTTTTAATCTTGTGGTCGTGAGTTCAAGTCTCACAGTGGGCAGGGATTGATTACCCTAAATAATCCGGTAAGGAAAAGTATCTTATCGTTATCGTATATGGTCCGGATGATAATCGTTATCTATTTACACCGATTATCAATACATTTGACCATACAACACAAGCATGGGTACCCGAGTCTGGTCAAAGGGGTCAGACTTAAGATCTGATGCGAAACGCTTCGTGGGTTC